CAGCAGCTGCGGCTCTATGTTGTCGGCCATCATTTCGGCCTTCAGCGTATAGAGCGCACGCATCAACCGCGCAACGATGTGTTGCCGGTTAATCAACTGCAACGCGCCAAACTGGCCCTTTATGCGCTGGGCTGTTGCAGTCTCTCTACTGGCGCTGGCACCGCGCATAATGTCGCTGATCCCCGTAATCTCGTAGATCGTCGAGATCACTGAAGTTCGCTGATTGTAAAGCTGGTTCAGCGCGCCAATAATCGTTGATAGATCGGCTTCCTGCATAACATTCTGCAAGCCGCCGTTTGCTTGGAGCATCGCGTAATTGTCAACGGGTATAAATTCGTTATCGTTTGCATTAGCCAAACGAGTGAGTTCTTGAATAGATGAATCGTAGACCCCGCGTCGCTTCAACGCTTCGGTTAAAACAGAAATTCTCTGCGTAATAATATCAAGCTCGTTTACCTGGTCTTCGTAGGCAAAGAACTCCGGCACAGGCACGGTGCTGTCGGTCGTTTTGGTCGCATAAAGCGGCTCTGGGCAAGGCCAGAAGTTTTCTAGCTGGTATGGGTCTTCAGCCTCTTCAAGTATCTCGTCGAAACCTGTCGAGACAAATATCTGCTTGCCGCTTCGGCGGTCCCAAACCTCGTAGCACTCCGCGCGCGCGGGGACCGCATCACCTTCACTTTTGTAGTCTGTGTCTGCGTCATCATATTTGTGCGTTAGCGGGATGCGCATTCCCTTGGACTTCCCAAAACGCTCAACAAGATCAGCCCGCGTCATCAGTTTGCGAAACGCAATCCAAGTAACATCAGACCAGCGCATTGATGGCTCGATCACAAAATCCTGCCAGTGGACGTATTCGCAACGATAGGTCTGATCGACGATGTAGTCGTAATCTTCGCCGCGCGTAAACGGAGCGCCCGTCTCGTCAAACTCAACTGCGCTCTCATCTATCGCATCACCTTGCGGGCCGCGCATGTACTGCATACCCGCCTGCTGGCCCATGTCGCCAAACATCGGCAGCATGTTGACTGCTTCGCGGTTGTCGCCAGCCATCAGGGTCGGCTCGTAGACGACGCGAACAACTCCTCGCCCAACAATCAAGTAATCCTTAATTGCGCTGATGATCTCACCATCAAGATCATACTGCTCTGCCTGATAGCGAAGCGCGCGCTCAAGAATGGTCGCAGCAGCACGGCCAACTGGATCAGCATCGTGATATCGCCGGACGACGCGTGCTTTGGGTGCGCCGGTATAAAGAGCGGCCTGCAATGTCTCGACGTTGGAATAGAAAATGTTCATGCGCGTCACGCGCTCAAGTCGGTCGGTGTCGTCGTCGCGATAGCGCGCGACAAGCGACGAGGCGCGCGAGCGCCAGGAACGCTCGTACTTGCGCCCATGCTCTACCTTTGAGAGCCAGAACCCAGCGCGCTCGCGCTTGTTCTTTGGCTCCATATCATCGTCGGTATATGCCATTGGTTACCTTTGCCGCATCAAGCAGCGTTTGGATCGCGTAGGAGCTTGCCCAGCGTTTCTTGATCTAGTTGGTTTATTGCTGCGCCTGGAACCGCCGCTGATGCGGGGTTTGCGGATAGAACCGGTTTGCGTATATACGCTTCGCGCGTTCCGAAATCTTTGTTTTGCCCAGTGTTGCGCACAAAACCGTGTCGCTTATACCAACGCTCCAAGCGCGACTTGCTTGCGCCAAAAGCGTCAGACGGTGTGAGCGCAAGAGTTAAGCCTTGCTCGTCAGCCTCATCAATAAGTTGCTGGAGACGTTGGTCGGCAAGACCTTGGCCGCGCCTCCCTTTTGCGACTTCAATCTTGCTGATTTCCACGATATTTCCGCGACGCGAAGCATCTACGCTCACGCCATCTTTGGCTGCCTGATTAAGCAACCCACCCGCCGCTGCGGCTGGCTTCGCGTTGCTGAAGAACGTCTCGTCGTTGCGCTGCAACAGCTTCATGCGATCAAGAACGTCTTGGTCCCATGTGACGTAGTTGCGGGTGCCTTCACCAGCGTTTCGACTCATTCCGTCATAGTACTTGAGGCCGGGGATGCCAGCTTTGCCAAAGGCTTCGGATGCCGCCCGCTTGGCTGCTGGATCGCCAGAGTCGCCAAACTTCCGCGCAATCTTTCTGTAGATTTCTGCGCCAGTTGGATCAGCAGGCAAGTCAGGCAGCGTCCTGTTTGGATTGTTACCCAAGGCGTCCAGCAATGCGTTGTCGTAATCCCTCAAGCCCTGCGGGTCTGCCTTAAACCCCAATGGCTCCAGAGCTTTCCGCACACTCTCCGGCTGCTTACTCAGCGGCTTATCCCAATCCAGATAGCGCGCTACGTCCTCGTCGGGGAGGTCGTGTTTGTAGAGGTTGCCTTTTGGCGCAACCCATTTTGCAGTGGGCATTTCATCACGCGCAACGCGCAAAATTTTTGAAAGATCGTCATCTTTTTTTGATTGGCTATCAAGAAAAGCCTTCATCAAAACATTGTCATTGCCATCAATGTTTTTAAGTTGTTCAGCTCTCTCAAAAATCATTCGCGCGGCGTTTCCAGAGTTCCGCTCAACCGCTTCCAACGGCATATCTGGATATTTTTTTAACGCTTTGACGCGCAAATTATTTTGAAATTCAAACGGTGTCATAGTGTTTTGACCCACTTTGACACCTGGTGGTGGGGTCAAACTGTTGCGATAATCAACCGCTACCGACCTAGCTTGCGCATCATACCGCCCGTATCCGTAAGCCTGTGCGCCTTCGCCCTTGCCCATGTGATCCAGTGACTTTGCAGCACCTTCGGGGCCATATCGGTGCGGGCTGCCCTGGAACACGTTCATGCCCAGCGAACCGGCTGGGGCGCGGGCAAGCAATGCACCCGCCGGAGCTGCGCCTGCGGTTAGCATTGCACCCTTCAGCGGGTCGAGCTTGCCCTGTCGAACCTGATTGGGTGCAGCAACGCCTTCAAGCAGGCCGCGCACCAGTTCCGGCAGCGCCATGACTGTTCGCTGCTGGCTTAAAAGCGAACCCGCTGGGTCAGGCGTGGTCTGAACGCCGACTGGCAAAACGGTCGAGTATTGCACGCTTGGGTCACGCGCAATGGCTTGCGCAAATACATCCGAGCGCGGCTGGGCAGCGCGAAGCGCCTGCGCCAGCAAAATCTGCTGCGCTTGGTTCTGCGGAAGCATTAATCAGTTTATCCCTGTAAATTACTGGCCCTGATAATCAGGCACGCCGCGTCCGGGGTCTTGGTGGTTTTGCGGTCTTGGCAGCAAGCCTAAACGACTTCGCTGTTGGCGCTCCCTTGCTGCCTGGCTTTCGCATACGTTCAACCGGTTTCCCGGCTGCCTTTTGGCTCTTAATACGGCGGCGTTTCTTTGCAATGTTTCCGTAGAGAGACATATTAACTGATCCTTCCAGGATACTCCGTGTATCCGGGCTGTGGGGTTGCCGCTAACATTTCGTTCAAGGTTGGCTTGCGCCAAGGGTCTGCGTCCTCTGGCTCAGAAACGCGGCGAGTGTAAGGACGGGACATAAGCGCGTAGCGCAGCTCGTCGGCTGCGTGGTCCTCGCTTTGAGTATTGATGTCCTCAAACTTATGTTTGTCGTGCTGCAAACTGGGCAGCGTGCGAATTAAATTAGTTGAGTCGGTGAACAAGTAGAGCATCGGTTGATTGTCATCACCGATCAGGCGCTGGCGAACTTGATCCCAACCAGAAATGCGCGAGTTGTCAGCACGTCGCCACCGAATCCCAATCTTGCCCATGCGCTCGCCAATTGATGGGCCGCCGTCAAACTTGTAAATCGACGGGTCTGCAATGCCGTAATCAATACGCTCGCCCTTCTCGCGCGATCTAATGCCTGACGCCACTTCTTCGGCTGTCATCTTTAGACCGCGATCAGGTCCGGCTGCTCCATACCACTCGCGGTAACGGATTATTGCGCCGTCAGGGTAGCGGTCATCGTTTTGCGCTATCGCGTACCAGCCGACGCTGAATGGCTTGGCGCTGCCCCAATCAAAGGCGCGGAACTTCACCCAGTCGTTTGGAATATCGAAAGGCTGGATGACGTGGATGTCGCGCTTAAATACGTCGCCAAAGAAGCTGCCGACAATCAAATCCCAATCGCCGTCGCGTAAAGCGCGGCCTAACTCTTCTGGTAGGCCGCTGAGAGAGGCGCGGTAGCCTGCATCAATGTACTTGTTGTCCTCCATGCGCGAGGGGATGAACAGCGTGGGCCAGCCCTTGTCGGTCGGGTCGTCTGGGTCAACCATCGTGTGGTCGTAGAAAAGCTGACCCGGTGGGGCAGCATCGATGAAAATTGCCTTTAGATAGTTGTGGCTGATGCCGCCGGGGTTCGCGGTGATGACGAACCTGGGGAAATAATCTGGCTGGGCAGGCTTGAAGCTGCCAAGGCGGTTTCTCGATTTAATATAGTTTATCTGGTAGGCGCTGAGTTGGCCGCCCTCATCAAGACCGGCGTAATGGATTTCTGCACCCTGCACGCGCTCGCAATCGCTGTCGCGCTCCAGGTACTGGAACACAATCATGGAGCCGTTGTGGAACTCAAAACGCTTTCGGGTTTCGTTAAAGTGGCCTAGTTCGGTTGGTATTTCGCGCTTGATCCACAGAATGTGGTTGGCCTCAAGCTCTGGCATTGTGCGCCGGAACAGGTAGCAAACGAGGCCGGGGTTCTCCAAACAGAATTTAATCATGTCCCAGCGGAGCGCGGTGGACTTACCGCCGCCGACTGCACCGCCAAACAATATCTGTCGCGCCTTTGCGCCGTGCATTTCAGCCTGTTTTGGCTGGGGGTCGTAATCGAGCCGAATAACCTTCTGGTCAGCCATTACGATCTTTTCCTAGCCGTCTTTTTTGCCGCAGCCGAAGGCAACTCTGCAAAGTGATAGAGCCTTTGGCTTGCGCCCGTGTGCTTTAAGCCAGTGTGCAGGTTGCCGTTAGCCATCCTGTGTGACCCGCCAAGGTGTTTTTTTCCATTTTTCAGGTAATGCGCCATACGTTTTGCCATCTCAATTCCCCCAGCGGCTAGTGAACGCTTTCATATTCGCCTTCAATTGCGAGCTGCTCGAAACCGTCGCGCATATCTTCAAGAGCTTCGATTGCGCCGCTGAGAAAACTGGCCATGCGTTCAGCGGGAAGACCTTCGGTGAACCAGGGCGCGATGTAGACGCCGGACTTGGGGACGCTGAACGTGAGCGCAATTGCAATATCGCCAATCGGGATATCAATTTCTCTGTCGTCAAAAATCATGGGCGTCCGGTCGGCTGAAAAAGTGAATTTTTTTCTGGTCGGGGTAAATACCTATTTTCCACGCGAGCGTCTGATACACATACACACACCGCGAGCGGCGGCGTGGGGGTTTAGGCCGGGGGGCGGTCAAACATTAGAGACACCCGCGTTTTTCTGCGGGGAAAGTCCGCTAACCCATTGAAACTATTGACATAACCTCCTGGTCATTTACCAGACGACGCCGACCAGGCGGCGGCGCGCGGCTCCCCGCGCGGCCCTCGCCGCGTACTATTCGGCGTCTATTGTTTGGCCGTTGATGACGATTTCCTGATCTGGCCGACCGAACAATTGGAGCGTAACGCTCACGCCATTCGATCCGGCAGCATTTGCATCCGCGTAATCTTCGCGCGATCTGGGGCTGTGCTTCAGCAGCCAAGCATCTGCCCGCCAATCGCCGCGCTGGCCTGCTTGCTCGATGCGCTCGGCCTGTTTAGCTGATCCACTAAACTCAGCGACTTCAAGAATTTGCTTGAACTCATCGTCAGACTTGATCCAATTGGACAAAGTACTGTTCGCAATCCCGGCGGCAGCAGCTGCGTTTATTCTAGGCGCTCCCGCTTCTAAGAACCTGACAATTTCAGCAAGAACTTCCGGTGTTCGCTTTGAATTGCGATGCTTGCCATTTTTGATAACGCTGGTGTTCTTAACTTTTTCTAACGCATTACAGTGAGAAGAGCGGTCAGCTTCCCAACCCTCAGACTTCGCGCGTGCGCTGATTGATGATCGAGCAGCTCCTGTCAGTTTGTGCAACTGGTGGATGCTCTTGCCTCTTACGTACTGCTGCTTGATCGCGGCCCAATTATAATTACCGTCAGTCATATTTTGTGCCTTGCATTGTTACGTAATGTAATGTATTTAATTGCGAAACGTAACATGGGAGGGAAAGTCCCGACCGCTCAAGCTAGGAGACAAGCACATGGAACGCACGACAATCATAGACGCAGGGGCATCAGAGATAGACGGAAACGGAAATTATTCCGTCGTCGCCTCCACAGCAATCGGCAATAATTTTGTTTTGGCTCATGCCTTTAAGAGCGCAGCAGCAGCTGAGGCAACCGCTCGCAAGGTCAAGGCAGCTGGTTCAATTGACGAAGATCGTTGGGTTTTCTGGCGGACCACTTACGGCTCGGCAGCGTTCGCGGAAGAAGAGGCGGAGGCGTTTGTGTACGCCAACGCCATTCGCTCCGGTGCCCTTTCAGAAGACGACCCGTCCATACCCGACAACATCCGCACGCTTCTTTAACCAACCTAGGAGACCAGAAAATGCACACCCGAATAATAAACAGCACCATTTGGCGGGACTGGACAATGACCGGGGACTTTTTCCCCTCTCATCGAGAAGGTGATCGCCAGTGTATCAGCCGCCGCGACAACGCTTACTCACTATGGATTTTTCGCGATCAAGTTACAGGAAGCAAAACACTAATTGGTTTGTATGACACGTTCCGCCAAGCGGCCAATGCGGCTGACGCTTTGACTGACGCATAAAAAAACCGCGCTATCTGCGCGGGAAGGTAGGGAGAAAATCGCGCAGTTGCGCAACCTAGAAATAAAATTACACATTTCGTGACATTCGTCAACACCTAGTAGGTATTTATTTTTGACCTACTACATCTTGTGTTTTAAGCGCTACACAAGCCCCTTGCCTTTTGTTTGGGCGTAACCCCCCAAGTTACGTTTCAGCGCGCGTCTGGGCGCATCCTCGGACGTTCTAGGGCTATCCGGTACCACAAGGTAACCATTGCATCTTGAAATCGACGCTTCGCTGTCGCTGGGTGTATATTTGCGTGACGCGCAACCTTTTTCCAATTTGGTCCGCGTTCTCTAAAAGCAGCAGTCGTTGCCGCAGCCCAGACCAACCGCGCAGCTTCAACTTCCATCATCGGAGTCAGAAGCAGTGCTAGATCATAATCGGTTATGTCCTTTGCTGAAGCCGGACCCGGCCTCACGTTAACCTCGCCGTAACCGTACGCGGTGTGACGTTCAGCGGGAACCTCAGGCCAATACCCCCTTACCCGCAAATCATATGCTCGCGGCATTTTGCGTTCGGTTTCAGCGGCAGAGAAAAACAACCCAGCTAAATCATCAACGGACTTAACACGGTCACGCGCCATCCTTGCCGCACAGATCAAAACGGTATCTCCCCGTCCAGCTTCTCTCGATTGCGCACCGACAACGTGGCACCAGGAAACAACACCTTCACCTCACTGCCTAGATTTCGCATTTTGTCGTTAAAAGTTTCTGCAAGCCGCACAACTTCGGCCATGCTCCAAACCGCAACGCCGGGGTGCTGCTTCGAATATGCAACTGACTCCGCAACGTCGCGCACAAAAGCATGAGCCTGATCCAAGTCATCACGCCAGCACCACGCATCGACCGAAATGGGTTTGGCTCCCGCAGCACTCGCTTCACGATCCATCGCCTGCCAACCGCGAACCATCACTGAGGCACGCTTGGCAACTTCATCAGAATTGTTTCCAGCTATCGCCTGGTCGAGTTTTGCTTTCGCCGCGCCAAATCTTGCAGCCGTCTCCACCGAGACCAAACGCAACAATTTATCAGCCCCCCATTTCTCATCCATCAGAACAGCGATCTGATCGAGCGGTTGCAGTGCTGCAAATATCCCCTCCGCATTCGCGTCACCAATCAGATCGGGAGCAGTAAAAACATCAGGCCGGGGAGCAGTTTTTGTTGATTTCATAAAATCACCTTTTTGCTGCCGGATCGGTGTTCGCACCTAACACCTCCCCCCCGTAAGGGGGGGAGGGGTGTTTTAGGTGTCGAAACACACCGCTTTTCCCAGAACACCTAAAACACCTAAAAGGTGCAAATAGGTGTTTTAGGTGTCACATCAAATCCAGAAAAATCCGTTGTAAAATTGCACCAAATTATCTGCTTGGAGAGCTGCAACAGCACCCTCAAATCGGGTGTGTTTGTGTCGATTATCAACGCTCATTTTCATGTAAGAATAGGTCTTCAATTGGTCTTCAGTGATGCACCGTAGTGTCATTTGATTGCCAACATATCGCTCCTCTCCAAGCTCTCCCATCAGCTCCTTCAGGGTCTGATAGATGACCCGCGAGTGCTTCCCACGCGGCTGCTGCTCTCTGATTGGAACGGCATCTGTTGATGCTTCAAGCACCAGACTGGTCTCGTCTTCGAGGTGCAGCGGCCCCTGCCCAGGCAGCACTACGCTGATTGCTTTGAGCTGAATTACTGCTGCTTCTTCAGAGTCTTTTTGCTTCGTGTTGGTCAGAGTTACAACATCTGTCCCCTGCACCCGCTTCACCTCAAACTCGGTATCCACAGCCCCGTACAGGCTGCTATGGCCCCGCGCGCCTTTAGTCGTGTCTTTGCCAGCGTGATGCACCACCAAGATCGCGCAGCCCTTAAAAGCATCCCGCATCCGGTCGCACCCAGCGACAAAATCCATCATGTCTTGCCCGCTGTTTTCTTCCCCCCCGCCAAAACTGCGCGCCAGGGTGTCGATCACAACCATTACAGGTGGCGCTTTCAGCTTGGCGTTTGCGGCCTCTACAATCGCGTCGATCTCTTCCACGCTGCGCATATTGATTGCTTGCGGCAGCACAAAGAACGGCTCGCCATTGTCTACAATTTCGTAGCGCGTGCGCCACGCATTTGCTCTTTTGCGTATGCCTGAAGCACCCTCTCCAGCAATGTAAAGCACGGCCCCGGGTTCTGTTTTGCGCCCTTGCCAGGTTGCTTGGTGAGCGATTGAAAGCCCTATGCCCAGGGCCACGAATGATTTGAATGTTGCCGGTGGCCCAAACAAATTAACCAACGTGTTTTTAAACAGCAGCCCATCTACCAGCGGCACGGGCGGCGGCATCTGCGACAGCTCGTTGAGCGACATAATGTTATATGCGTTGCGCTCTCGGTTTTCCGCTGCTGCTACTGCTGCTGGCGCATCCGCGCGCGATGGTTTCCTGGTCTGTTTAAGATCAAAGCCATAATCTCTAGCCCAGTGATAGATACTGCCCGCACCGATATGCTTGACGCTGGCAATGCTGTCCCAGGCTCGATCTGTTTCTTGCGCTTCGTACTTCGTGCTTCTCTGCGACCAGCGGTGTGCGAGATCGCGACCATTCTCCCCCAGCGCCCCCTTAATTGCGTGGAGCGTGTTGATCCAGTCATCATAATGCTCGTCTGCATTTGGCAGGTAGGTCAGCGCGGTCTCGATCTCCCTGACCTCGCCGTCCAGCTCTTTTAGGTTCAAGCCCCCGCGCGGTGTCGGTGTGCGGTTACTCACCCGCCCTTTAAGCTGTCCATACGTAGCCAGAACCGATGCTGCTTGCGCAAGAAACGAATCTAACTGATCTGGCGTGACCTGGATTAATTCTGTCGGAGACAAGTCCATGATGTTGTCGTCGGGCCAGTTGTATTTCTGCTTGGTGTCCACATGGATGCCGCTGGCAACAAATTGTTGCCCTTCGCCCAGCAGTTCGACCCCGGCGTCATCACCATCGATCTCGTAGACACCCGTGCGTGATTTTGACCGCAACTCAGTGCATCGAAATAGCTGAAGGAACTTGGGTGCCTTACCTATGCGCCGGGGAGCAAAACCTAGGGTCTGCTCAATGAGCTGCTGTATGTCGTTGGCTGCAAAAGGATTGAGTACGTCAACGTCAACTGCGACCAGGTTATGCTGCCCGCCCAGCAGCACACCTATCGAATGCGCAGCAAAAGAAGTGTAGTTGCGCGCAGCATCTGGTCGCTTGCTCCATCCCTCAAGGATAGGTGCCTTCCCGGTCACCGGGGTAATGTCGTAGCCGAGTTCGACCAATGTCGGGCCGTGGCGTTGGTAGCGGCTGATCATGAATAACTCTTGACGTAGATATTGATGATTTGTTGAAGTCTATCTGACATCACGCGCCCTCTGCCGCGAGGATTGCGCGTCCGATTTGCGTGACGACTTGCGGGACGACGGCATTTCCGAGGGCTTTAAGTCTGTCCACCCTGTTGGGAACCCC